TTGTTGGCTAGTGTTTAAAGGTCGAAAATTGCGGTTGCTTTGTCGTAAGGAAGCACGACGGTAGACGGCGCGAGTTCAACTGAATAGCTAATGTCGTCGTCACGGCCACAAGTAAAAGAAGCTTTCCAACCCATAACCCGATTGGGCCGGTTGTACCCTTCCTTGGAATAAACATTGTTTGAAGCTTTGCCCGCTCTCACTCTGAAGAACTGAGAACCCGCCGGTAAATCTCTGAGTTGGCAGAGAGCGTTCATTGCTTGGTTGTTGTCTTTGATTTGATACATCGTTATTTCCTCAAGTGTTTCGTCGTGGCCGGTTGGCCTTGGTAACTTATTCAACGGTGAGTACCAATCTCACCAGACACCAGTGTCGTTTGTTCGGTGTATCCCTTTACGGCCTAGGTTGAGAGCAAGCTTCGATCAACCATCCAAGGCGTGGGCCGGATTCTTACCGGTGGGCTGAAGACTGAACTTCGGGGATGTCACTCCCTGCCCCTTCTCTATATGTCGTTTTTTCCTGTGTCACTTCGTGGTGGTGCCATTATAAGCACAGGAATTTCCAGTGTCGCAAGTAGTTTAATTTAAATAATTTTGATACAGCATCTTATAGAGTAGTTCTGAGAGGGTCCAAGGTCAGCTATGGCGTGGCCTGTAGCGATTCAAAGAAAATTTAAAATTTAGGATAGAACACGGCCTAGATTGTCACCACTCAAGAAGATAGATGCGAAAACCAATAGATAAGCTTTGAGAGGCTTTGAGTGGCTTTGGTGTAGAGAAACGAAAACAAATAGATGCAATGACACAGACACCGGATGCCGATTCGATTGATGTGATAAAGCATCGAAAAGCGATCCTCTATATGTAGTCGTTTCGGTGCTGATCGGATATTAAATCTAGTGCAATGCGAGGCCCTGCCTAGGCCGCCGATGATAGTGTGTCGAGATGGGTGTGTGGTTGCCTGATTTTTGAGGCGCGAGAGGTTGGATGGCACGGGGAAAATCGCGGTCGACAACCCCTACGTAACCCTTTCAGATTTTTTCTTCTAATTTAGACTAGGGAGGTACGTATCGGATCGATGCTAAAGCCTCCTATAGCCATCCTTAAAGATCCTGACACGCTACAAGAACCCTAAAGACTCCTAAAGAAAGCCTAAAGAACCCTAAAGGATTCCCATAGCTAATATACTATAGGGAACCCTAGGGATATTGTTAAATACAATAGTGTAACTTTAGAGAATCTACATCCAAGTCAAGGACTTACGATTCGAGAGGCTCGTATTAAACCCATTAACGAACTTATCAAGCTCATCAAAGAGTAGTTGAGTCTTCTTATCGTTGATTTCTCGGTCTGCATCAGCGGCCATCTGGTCTACCCAATACTTAACAGCCATCGATAACACATCGAGTCTATCGTCGTGTGCTAAGGCACCTCGGTCTCTTGTGACACGAGTGAGTTGGTACGCAAGCATATACTTCATAGCCCTCTCAGGAGGGAGATCCTGAACACTGTCGTAGTCCTTCTGGACAACCTTAGGGTCTATGACGAGCTTATGTTGGTTCATGACAGGCTCTAGCGTGTCGATGATCCTAGCTTCCTTCTGCTTACTGTGTCTGACCTCCTCGATAGATACAGGGTGTACCTTGGACAAGTAGGGCTTGAACAGCTCAGTAAACATCCCGTCACCAAAGTTACTCTCGATGAGTACAAGGTTGACGTTAGATGTCTTAGCGATGATCGCAAGTTGCTTCAGGGTAGCTTCGGAGTAGCCTCCTTTAATACCTCCGGCATCTGTGATGTACAAGAAGCCGTTCAGCATCTTTACGACAGCGTAACCTGTCTCATCCTGACCTCTACCTGAGGGGTCAACCGCAAGCACACTTCCAGTGTACTCTGAGCGTCCCACAGAAGCCTCAGGAGCGTAGTATTTATCTCCGGCAAGGCCGACGTTAGGAAGATCTAAGAGAGGCTTCATGATGCCGTAGACAAGCTTCTCTGGAGCTGTAGTGTCATCACATGACATTACCATTAGATCAGATAGCTTGAGAGGATATTTGTCTCTATCGCTTAGGCTCGTATCGAGCATGAATTGAAGAGCAAAGCCTGATTTACCATAAGATAACTCACGCTCTAGTAGGTCAGTGTCGGTAAAGCGTTTTGGGTCCGTTGGAGAGCCTACTAGGTCATCGGTAAGGGCGTCGTATAGCATCGGAGCTAAACGTCCCGCATAAGCCTTCTCGGAGGCTTCTACAGAGGGGTAGCGAGCGGGCCATACCCTCATTTTGTACCCCCTCTCCGTCAGGGTGTTGTACAGAGACATTTCACACTGAGGGGTACCTAAGTAAATGATCTTTCCTTCTGGTTTGATAACAGCATCAAATTCTTTCACTGACTCGGCCAGACGCTCACGCATCATCTGAGTCATGGAGTTGTTAGGGATCTCTACGTCATCGGCGATAATGATGTCTGCACGGCTACCTGTAAGCTGTCCTGTGATACCTACAGACTTAACTGAAGGAGATCCAGAAGCTTTAGCCGGAGCTACGTCAAAGGCTATCTTAGACCACCTTTGGTTCTCTTTAGCGATGAGGTGCTGACACATAGGAAGCTCTAAGATGAGCCTTTGTGTGAAGGTAGAGAAGTCGTCAGCTCGTGCTTTAGAGGCAGAGACAACGAGGAATTTCTTATCAGGGTCCAAGAGGAGCTGATGTACTACGAAGGCCGCCGTAATGTATGACTTACCGACACCTCGGAAGGCTTCAATGATTGCTCGCTTGGGAGAGTCTTGAAGGTAGTCGGCAATGTCATACTGGATAGGCGTGGGGTCTGGAAGGTTTAGGTGTTTCCAGACAACCCACAGGAAGTTACGGAAGTCCTTTAATTGCTGAGGAACTTCAGTCATGTCTATTTATTGCGAGAGCGATTCGCACTCCGTGTTTGGATACGTAAATTAGAAGGGCTATTGTTGTTAGGGTTCCTATCGACATGATCGACATCGGTACCCCGCAAACGGTCCTTCCCGTATTTCTTTACCATGGCTCGACGGGCTTGCACTCGCCCTGACCTACGCTTTATTTGCTCAGGCTTACCGTGGTAGTTCTTGTACTCTTTCTTGTAGTCACGCATAGCTATTGAAGTTGTTCCGTGAGATCGAAGGGAAGGTTCTCTAGCAAGTTTCCTAAAGGAGACTCTGCTGTGATGACATCTAAATTTGCGTTGTTATCTTTAAGGAACTTAACAGCAACCGAGAGTTCACTTGCTGTAGCCTCACCACTCTTCACGCGATCAAGTAGTTCTTTGGCTACTGCACCGTGAAGAATCTCTAGCTGTTCTCTATCCATTTTCTAGCTTCCTCTAAAGTTTCCGTAATCCTCCTCTCCCATCCTTGACGGTAGATAGGGTAAGTTCGGATGCTACGAATAAATTGTTTTCTTTGATGGATACAGCGTCCTACTGTACCTACAGGGTTTTCTGCATAAGCGAGACGTGCGGCTTCGGCTGTCATAGGACCTAGGAAGCCGTCGAGAGGGGTAGCACTTACTGAGTGCTGTAACCATTTAGTTGCTCGCATACGACCGCTATTTACAGCGGCATCGAAAGTTACTAGGGCAATGGGGTAAGGCAGATCGTCACAGTTAAGTTTGTCCCAATAGTCTTCTTTATAGATAACTTTAGCGTCACTCTCAGACAACTTAGCGATGTCTAAATCAGGATACGCTCTAGCTGAAATACCGAATTTAGTCTCACCTCCTGAATCTCTGGGGTCATCTACATAACCACCTTAGTGCTTCAGGATAAGTTCTACGGCATTGTCAAAGTTCATAAGGCTCCTTACTTCTTCCAGTTGGCTAAAGACTTCAATCCAAAGGAGGCCGCTATAGCCGCCGCTAGGAAGCCTTTGTAGTATTCAGGCATGGTGTCTAGGACTTGGAAGCCCTCTGCGATGTAGGGGACTAGGCTCGGAATGAATGCACCGATCATTGGAATACTCAGGACGAATACAAACCACTCATCTTTAAGGCTTGATGAAGCGTTGTTTGCTTGTATTGCGTCCCAATTCTCTACGGACTTGATGGCTGTGATTTTGGCTTGTTGCTTTGCATTAGCCTCTTCACGCTTTCCTTGTATCCACTCTGTAGCCAGACCTCCCACCATTGTGAGAAGTTGGATCATTAGGTATTACCTTTCGTTGTTAGGAGGTAGATGAATAACCAGATAGCCCCGATACCCGTTGCGAGTAGCAG